CCAGTCATAGCGGTTGAATAGCCTTGATTGGTTAAGTTAGCTAATTGTGAAGTTAAACATTGTTGTGCATTAGCCATAACTTGACCTAAAGCTTGAGCACCACGTTGAGATCCAAATTGACCTGATCCAACGGCACCAGCGGTCGCTTGTGGAGCTAAATTCATTTGTAGATTACGTTGGGCAACATCTGATAAATCTTGAACAGCTCCATGCAAATATGGGCTCATATAGCATTGAGCTACTTGACCCAAGTTCATGTTAGCACCAGTGCTAATATAAGGATTAGCTGCACACAATGGACTTGCATTGGTTGCTTTATTTAAATACCCAGTTGTAGCACCTGAAATATTTTTATTTGCAGCGCATCCTATGGCACTTGTGCCTGCTTGAAAATTGCCTGCAAAATTACATTGAGTATTAGAGGCATTACAAAATGCTTTGTTTTGTAAACATGTAGCACCAACATATTGAGCATTATTTAAGGCAGTATTGCCTTGACTAGCTAGATTGGTTAAATAATCCGTATAGTACGACGGAGCGCATGTTGACTTATTTTGTGATGATTGGAGCAAATTTGCCATATTTACGCCTTACCTTTTTTAATGTAATCCAATGGAGATTTAGCTTTAGGTGGAATTTTATCAATAGATGCGCCACGTTTGTGTTCACGCAATTTTTCACGCAATCCATCTAAAATGTCTGCACCTGCCTTATTGTCTCCTTTTCCAAGCGCTGTGACAAATGCGGATGGAAAAACATATTCTCCGTCAGCAATTTTGGCAGGAACAGGATTTTCACCAGCTTTGTCGTGATGAGGAACTTTTTCCCTAAACTCTTCTAATACATGCATTCCTGCTTTGCTAGAACCGTCTCCAAGAGCAGATACGGTTTCGGCATCCATGACATAGTCACCATCGTGCAAAATGGCTGGAATGTCGTCTGATTGCCCTGTGCCACCACCGCAAGCATAGTATCCAGTAATACCAGTAATGAACTCAGGATGATGCCCTTCAGGGGTAGCTTCATGATATTTATGTGGCAATCCACCTTTTGCTAGTTTTCCAACAGGTTTAATTTGCTGTAAAGACTTTAATTCAGTATTGTGTTGAGTCATTTGTGGATGAAATGCGGTACATTTAGAACAGCACATAAAAGATGGTGTAGCATTTTTAAGGCAAAGACCAGAAATTCCCTCTACAAGTTGACCTAAACCTGATTTAGGTGTGTCATGTTCGCCTTCTACAATATTACTTTCTTTTACGCTACCAGCCTTGGCGTATCCCATCATTAATTGTGGGCTCATAGGAGCACCAACTAATTGGTGCGGGTCAACTTTTTCAAGAGCATCAATTGAATAGTTTCCACCAGTATTTGTTAATGCTGAAGCTTGACCACATAAAGCTGGGCTTAAATTAGTAGCAGATAAACCACCAGCAGAAGGAGAAGCACCGCCAGCACCACCTTTACCACCACTGCCACCACCTACTTTAGGTACTTTAGGTGTTTTAGTTTTGCATGATCCGCAACAACAAGTGCAACAGGTATTACAACAACTATTGCAACTAGTGCAACAAGTTCCGCAATATTGGCATCCTATAGAGCAATCTGCTCCGCATCCTCCACTACAGAATAGGCATCCTATGGAGCAACTTCCACAGAATAGGCAACCAATTCCGGGCACGCATCCAACAACACAACTGACCCCCGGTATGCATCCGACTATACATCCAATAACGCAAGTTACTCCACCCATTATTTACTCCAGTACTATTGTATAAATGGACTCAAAATGATTTGCGCCCAAGCGTTTAAGAATAGTGCTGTAATCTACAGCCGACTTTACATGGAACATAATCCTTTGGGGCTTACGTTCATTAATTTTTTCAGTTGTCCATTTTATAAATTTAGCCCCCAAAATACCTTTACGATAATCAGGATTGATATATAGAATGTCTGAGTTTACGGTTAAGCTATCTTTGTAATGAATGTGTTTAGATATAAACCATAAACTATACCCAATCAGTTTTCCATCATCCCGAATGGTATGAATTTCTAAGGCATCTTTTTTTTCTAATAGTTTGTAAGAATCAAAATTTGGATTTAGTTTAATAACATCAGTTCTTTCAGCAATTTCTTTATAATGCCCTTCTAATAAAGGCATTGCAGATTCTATAAACTTTTCAGAATTTTCAACTTGAAATGTAATCATTTTAGTTAATAAGTCCCAAAATTTTATCGTGCTCCTTGCCTACAGATTCACCATTCCAATTAGTAGTAACTGACACAGGTTCTTTATCTTTCCAATGTTCAAAACTTAAAAAAGCTCCACCTTCAGGTCCAATTTTTAACCAATGTGGAATGCCATCTGGTGAGCTAACAGTTGCCCCAAACAAAGCATGTGTACCATTGGGTTTGGATTTTTGAAAAGGTTGTGGATCTGGGTTTTCTCTTCCTTCAAGATGAAAATGTATATTTCCACCTAAGTAAATAAAGCAAGAATCAACACCGGGATGTGTATGTGGTGGCGATGTGCTATCAGGCTCTGAAATATAAAGCTCTACTTGAAACTGTCCTTCTCTGTATAAACACAAAGACATAGCATTATCAGTATGAAATACAGGATTAATAAAAGGAGGACGCAATGGTCTTTTAGCATCAATCCACCACCAATTTTTAAATTCCTCAACGCTAGACCACATGATTTTCTCCTATAGTTTTAGCGTGAATTTTACCTGTTAAATCGCCTTGCCAATTGGTTGTTACAGATGTTGGTGTGCCATTTTTCCAATGTTCAAATATTAAAAATGCACCACCTGTATTGCCAATTTTTAATGCATGAGGCTTATTGCCATCATTGATTTCTATGCTCTTACCAAATAAAAAATGAGCACCATTTTCTTTTTCTTTTTGATATTCAGAAAGCTCATAAAATGAGCCATCATCTTTTGAAAATGCCAAATCACCACTTAAATACATGCTAACTGACTCAACATTAGGATGAGTATGAAAAGGAGATTGTGTATTTTTTTTGCAAATATAAAGCTCTACTTGAAACTTTTTTTCTCTATACAAACAAAGAGCATAAGCAATATCAGTAACATGAATAGGCTTATCAAAAGGAATACGCCAAGGTTTTCCTTTTGCAATCCACCAATCTCTGAATTCCTCAACTCTTGTCATATATGAGCAACTTTTGAATATTGATGATTATTTGATGCAGAAAAATGTATTCCAATGTTACTTAATGCTGTGGCAATTCTTTTGCTTTCACTGTTAGTGTAAATAGTGTGAACGCCATGATGAATTAATGCATTCTTGAAAAACTGCAACGAAGACACAAGGTTTAATGGGGTATCTGCGGTCACAAAATGAACATGTGCTGACCCATTTCCAAGCATTTTGTAAAACATGATGGTTTCACCATGTTTATCGTGATCCATACCTTCATTTAATGCTTTTTCAGCATGATGTAAGGCTCTTTCTGGATCCATTCCAGCTTGTTTGGCTGTGTGTCTAATAATTTCATGTGCGTGCATTTTATTTTCCAATCGACATAATTCCCGTCATGGCTTTAGCCCAATCTTGCCAATTATCGTATAAACGATGATCTGGCAATCCAGATTGAACAAAATATCCAATTCCATTTAATCCATCTACCCATAATCTCCAATTTGATTCTTCTACATTACCCAATTGATTTGAGGCAAATAGCTCTTCCATCAGTTTACAATACTGATCCCAAGTCATACCCCTTGGATCATACGCTATCACGGACTTCCTGTGCCTCTTGTATCGCCTGTTTCTAGGCTCAATAACACTCTTCCCATAAAATAATCGCCATTTTGAGTATTGCTAGTAAATCTCATTCTCATCTCACGACGCTGTTCTTTCATGTCTATTTTAAGGGTAGTTGGATTAAAATCATATGGATTTGATGGACTATCTACATCATCAGCATAGCCTTTACCAGTAACGGTAAGGCTCATGGTTCCATTTTGAACAAAATCAGGCTCTACACGCTCACAACGAGTCCAAAGATTATCTCCTGATGGCATAGATCCAACCACTCCAGTAGATGTTCCTAAGACGTTAGTTTCAAAATAAGATTCAATAGCATCTACTTTATTTGTAAATACTTGATTTGTTCCAATTTCATGTTGCCAAAGGGTGTAACTATTAGCAATGTTTTTTTCCCATCCACCCCAAACTGGTCTACGAAATACTTCTGAAAAAACGCCTGCTGAACGTCTAGCTCCTAATGCTTGACCAGCGTCATACCAGCATTTTTCTCTTACATTGTAAATAATGGCATCATTGCATTCTGTGCTATCACCTGATGGAAAAAACCACCAAATCTCGCCCCAACGAGGGACTTTTGTAGCCCAAACCTTTTGTCGTTGAGTGTAATTTAAATTGTCAAAGAAATAATTGAAATTTTGTGTATTGATATTTTCTTGAACAACACCGTTGTACATTAAGAATCGATCTACCCCAGCCCAATAATATATTCCATCATATTCAATAACGCTTGAACTGGATAAAATTGAAGATTGTTGGGTAATTAAGTCATAACGCCAATAAATTGTAGATGTTCCAACTGATTGAGGAGCATAAGTTACTCTAACAACTGAATCTAAAGTCCAAAATAAGCCTGCTGGAGACGTTGTACCACCTCTTAATGGCAATCCTTTGACTACTTTAGTAGAGGCTACGTTTGTGGCATTGGCATCAGCAGATGTCCAATTATTAAAGTCACCTGCTGAACAATTCTGAATTAATCCATTGTTTCCATAAACAAATAAATATGGGTACAACATGACAACTCCACCTGAAACAGAAATGTTGTTGTCAAAAGTCAATAATTGGGCGCCCGAGGCGGTTGCATTATTATTTAAAGTAACAGTCCATATGCCACCTGTGACAGTAGCAGAAACAATGTAAGTATTTGCAGGAATACCAGTTCCAGTAACTGTAACGCCAGCTCCCATAGCCACATTTGTATTGGCAAAAGTAACAGTTTTTGTTCCTGATGTTAAGGTTCCAGTTGCCGTAAATACGCCAACAGCATTTACACTAGTTCCTGTAAATGATCCTAATAAAGGACGTGTATTTACTGTATTGGTAATATCATTTAAATTAAGACCCGGATGTGCTATTAAATTATTATTGCCATTACCATATGGATCATAACCAACATCCATTTGCCAAAGATTATTGGCATTTGCACTGAAATATGAACTCATTGTAAATGGATTTGGACCTGACCCTACGGCATCGTCATTATCCGTCGTATATTGATCTAAACCACCACTCCATCCTGAAATAATGTAATTTAGACCATTACTAGCGCTCATGATCATTCCACGACTAATACCATTTGAATTTAAAAATGAGCCTTCATATCCAGCTATTTTCCTAGGTCGACCATATTGAAATCGAACCCATTTTCCATCTACATAAGAAGGAGCAGCGAATTTTGTTCCATCCCTTTGGATGCCTGCTCCAACAGCAAGAGGGACAACTTTTAGAGTCATTAAAATGAACCTGCGCTAATGCCTGCTGTTAACAATAACCCATTAGAAGTCAATTTTCCTACAGAAACTCCTGAAATATCAAAGCCAATTTGACCTGAAGCAGCTAAATAAATGCCTGTTGTTGCATCACCTAAAAACGATAATGAAGGGGCACTAGATGAGCCATTTCCCAAAGTCAAAGCATTAATAAAGCTTGATGTAGATGTTTGGGCGTTGTATACGTTTGTTCCATCACAAACAGCAATAATTGTTTGACCTTGATTTAAAGTTAAAGTAGAAGCCCCAACAGAGCTTGTTTTAAATGTTAATGTATAAGGTCCTGTTGTATTGTTTTGCAATGAATATAACTGTACTGTTGGTGGCAAAATTACTATTTGATTGCTAGTTAAAGTTCCAGTGTATTCTTGAATTAAGCTTGAAGCTTGAACATTACTTAATGTAAGTGTTCCGCCAGTAACAACAGTATTTAATAAAGTAAAGAAAAACTGTGATGATTGACCATAGGCATATGAATACCATGTTGATCCACTAGACACGATAACTAAAGACTCTGCAATTTGTAATTGATAGCCTGTTAAATTGTCAATTGTATCGGTGCCACTTAATGCAATATTTAATATTCCTGTTCCATCATTTTTAAGTATGAAATACCATCCAGATGAAACATTAGAAGCGGAAGGTAATGTAATAGTTCCAGCTCCACCAGTCCATACATATAAGGACGATTGAGAAGAAGATGATATGTTGTAATTTGATGAAATTGTGGTAACTGGATTTACTGTGTTTAAAGTTGTTCCTGAAGCTCTTAAACCATATCCAGACAAAGCCGAAGCATTGGCAGATGATGTTCCAGCACCAAATTGAACGGTTGCCCATGTGCCATTTACAGTGGAATTATTGGTTAAATAGATATATTGAGCTACACCTGAAGAAATGGTAATAATTGTATTTAATCCACTAGCATCAGTAACTGTAAATGAATTTGTTCCAAGATTACGAATAAGTACTGATTGCCCAGTAGATACTTCGGTGGCAGGAGGCAAAATAAGAGATAAGCCAGTTGTAGTGGCACTCACCTCAATAATGCTTGCAACTATGTTTGTAGTATTGCCATTGATTGGCCATTGCAAAATAGTATTTGCACTAATTGTCAGGCTTTCATAGCTCACTTGTGATGGGCTAATTAGCTGACCAGTATAAGGACTTGTATATGTTGTCATAGTTAGCTATCAATGGCAATGGATTGACGATCTCCAAGTCTAGATACATCTTCAGTTTTCAATGAAGCAATTGCTTCAGAATACTTTTGTTGAAATATCTGTCTTTGGTCATTTTTAAGAAATGGCATAGCTTGCAAAAGAGTGCCAAATAACATTGCTGTGGGCGCATTTTGAGTAAGCCAATTGGTTTGATTTGTTGAGCTCAGAGGGGCTATACGTTCGTAATAAAGGACTTCAAATGAATAAGCTTGATCAGGAGTGGGCGCTATGTACCAGTGATCCCAATCAGTATCTGAATAAAACAATGGAGCGCTTGTATTGGAATTATTGGGCCAATAATCGGTCAAATATTCATATTTTCTAAGCAAAATAGGGTTCTTTTTACCATTGGCATCTGTATAGTTCATAGATACAGTTTTACGCCATCTAGCAGGTTTTGCAATCACTGGATTTCCAGCGGTAAATTGTGATTCAACTATTTGAATTTGCCCCAAAGATTTAATTTCTTGAGCAATTTCAAATTCAGCAAGAGTAATAAATGTAGGAATGGCATTGATCGTAGCTTGATCAGATCGCTCTAAATACTGTAGAACAATCGAATTTAAGCTATCATAGGTCATTACCCAACTTGGTGTATTGCTCATGCTTTCCCCAATTTTTTACATATTTTCCCATTGTTCTTCATACTTAACAAGGGCAAATACTGTAATGACATTATTAGCTTAAAACTTCTAATGCCTTATTAATTCTAGATACTCGGTCATCAAGTCCTAAAGTTCCACCATTAATTCTCTGAGTCATAGTGGTATAGTCTTGAGTATCTGCAAGGGCGTTAAGTCC